CCTGGACCGTTACAACCTGAACGGCACGCAGCCCGCGTGCCGTTGAAAACTCAAGCCCCATTGCTTGATTTGCTGTTCGAGAAGTTCTTGTCGGTCGGGTAGAACTCCAAAGGCGTAATAGAAGGATGCGCGCGCCGCTGTTGTAACCGTTAGCGCTTCGCGGGACATGCCCTTAGCTAGGAAGGTAAAACCTCTTTCCCACCCAGTGCCGCGCTCCACACGCAGCCGAATACCACGACTCACGTCGTGCATCGCGCGATAGAAGCTATCAGCAACCGGGATTCCCCCAGCCAGAGCCAGCCCGCAATCAGAGATCGCGCCAGCATAACCCTCCATACAATTTCCTGTTCCAAGTGGAAGCACAGTGGAAGTATCCTTCGCTACGAAACTGGGGTAATTACGTACACACACCCAGCGGGTCCCGTCGTACACACAATGTGTTTGACAGAACTCCATATGTTCGAATCGCGAAACGGGAGGCTCCATGGTCATCTCAAAACCAAAATCTAGGAACCAACCGTTAAGAGTTGCACGGATTATCTGGACGTCACGGGGATGAACAAACAGTACGCAGTCATCGCCATTATTGGCGAGTTCACCACGAATACCTAGCTCTTGAAAATAATGATACACCATTGCGCACATCAGCACGCAATTGCCTAAACTGGTGTTCATATCCCCGGACATACGACAGCCCCGCGTCATGTACTTCAGGCGTCCGTCGGGGGTTCTAGCAACCCCCCGATTCCACAACTGCCATGAAAGTAACTCACGGAGTCGAGCGTGGCCCCACTTAGCCACGCCCAAATAAAACTCATGCTCATACTGCAACGCCTCCAATGAAACGTGTTGATCGAAACGTGAAGCATCAATCCCAATCATAACCACATCGCCAAACCGCGCGCGGCACCGCAGGTATTTCTCCCGCAGTAGCCGCGCACAATCATGAGCGTTGTATCCCTTCATGATAGTGGGAGCGCCCCAAACTCGATCTACGCCTCTAAATATTTTCTTCTCCATGGGCTTGAGCCACTGTCCAACAACTATGTTATACCTAGGCTCGCGTGGTTGAATAATGCGAGGGTCTTTCCCAGGCAACATGCGCTCAGCCTTCACAAAAGCCTTAATGCGGGCGTCCTTCCGCGTCAGGCCTCGAATGGCGAGCGATGCTCTCGCGTTCTCATACACGACTTTCTGGCGCCCCTGATACGAAGACACGAATTGCTCCATGCTGATCGGGGGGACCTTACCGGTCTTGCAAATAACGTCTCGACGAAACTGGTCCAATCGTCGAAACGTCCCGGGAACGGGTTGTGGGCACTTAACGAATCTACCTTCGTG